ATAAAGAGATAGATATAGATAAAGATGAGAATCCTATTGAAATCATCGTAGAAGAATATCAATCTCGAATTGCTATGTTAGATGGAACTCAATTTGAAATACTAAAAGAATTTGTCACTCTAGATGGCATGGAAGCGAAAGTTGTCCTGAAAGCAATAGGTCTTGCTGCTGATAATGGCAAAAGAAATTTTAGCTACATCAAGGCTATCTTGACTAATTGGAAAAATGATGGAGTTTTGACAATTGCAGCGGTAGAAGAAAGAGAGAGAGCTTTTAAAGAAAGTAAAAATAAAGGCTCGAAAAATCAACCAAACAAAAAATCTAATGTTCCAGAATGGTCTAATCCAGATTATGTAAATACAACAAGTGAAGAAACCAAGGAAGAACTTGAACGACGTAAAAAGGAATTACTTAACCGACTAGAGAAAGGAGATAAATGATGTTTATCTTAAAGCATGGCGCAAAAGAAGACAAACCTTTCTTGAAATCTGTCGATGTGGCAGTTACTGGAATAGATATTTCTTTTTCTGATGAAAGAAAAGCAATGAAGTTTGCTTCTCGTGGAGCAGCAATACAAGTAGGAAGAGCGCTAAGAAGCTCTTTTGGAAACTTCTATCCAGTGGAGGTGAAGGGATGAAAGGAGGTATTGATTATCAAAAGAATGGTAGTCTGGGCACTT